ATGGAAACTGCAGCCGCAGTTAGATTCCATATGAAAGATGAGAATGGAAATGTTCTTATTGAAAATGGAATTGGTAACGTCCAAAGTCCTACAAAAGGTATTGTCGCTTATGAATGGCAAGCTGGTGATACAGCTAATACAGGAATTCATAGCGCTGAGTTTCAAGTTACTTACGACAACGGTCAAGTGGAAACTTTCCCGAATACCGGATACATTAAAGTAATCATTAAAGATGAGTTAGCATAATGGCACAACCACAATCAAGAGAAGAATTCATAGACTATATCCTTAGAAAGATTGGTGCTCCAGTCATTGAGGTAAACGTCTCTGAAGAACAAATCGAAGATAGAGTAGATGAAGCTGTCTCATTTTGGCGTGATTACCACTATAACGGTTCTCAACTGGTCTACTTAAAACATCAAATTACAGCTCAAGATAAAGAAAATGGATATATTACTTTACCTCAAAAGTTATTAGGTATTTCTAAAGTATTCCCATTTGATACATCTATTTCTACAGGTACTGGCATGTTTAATGTTCAGTATCAATTTGTTTTAAATAACCTTACTGATCTTACAAGCTATAACATGCAGCATTATTACATGACTATGCAGCACATTGAGTTTATGCAAGAAATTCTTGTTGGCAAACCAATGATACGTTACAATAAGCATGTAAATAGATTGTATATTGATACAGATATCAGCCACTGGATTGAAGGAAATTATATTATTATCGAAGCATATGATGTAATTGATCCAGATGCTTATTCAGATGTTTGGGAAGATCGTTGGTTGCAAAATTATGCTTCTGTTCTTGTAAGAGAGCAATGGGGTTTAAATCTTACTAAGTTTACAAACATGCAATTAGTTGGTGGTGTTTCTTTTAATGGAGACCAAATATTGCAAGAAGCTCGAGCTGAAAGAGAAAAAATGGAAGAAGAAGCAATCCAGAATCTTCAGCCTTTGACTTACAATTTTATTGGGTAATAACTAATGGCAACCAATGTATACTTTAGAAATTACGATAATTTCAACGAACAAAACTTAATTGACGACTTAGTCATTGAGTCTATTCGTATGTATGGCATCGACGTAAAGTATATCAGTGGCTTGTTTAATAACGTTGATACAATCTTTAATGAAGACGATACTCCATTGTACGATGAAATGTATGACTTCGAGGTCTACATTAAAAATGTTGATGGCTTTGAAGGTGAAGGTGACTTCCTATCTAAGTTCGGTTTAGAAATAAGAGATCAAGTTACATTCACCGTAGCAATTAGAACATTCGAAAAATACGTTACTCGCGTCAATCAAACTAAAGTTCGTCCAAGAGAAAACGATATTATTTGGTTACCTCTTAATGAAAAGATGTACAAAATTACTTATGTAGAACATGAAAGCGTATTCTATCAAGCTGGTAAGCTACAAGTTTATGATATTAAATGCGAGCTTATGGATTACTCTAACGAGAGATTCGATACTGGCAGATACGAAATAGACCACTACTTCGATGATGTTGAGTCAACAACAACATACGTACAGACATTAGAAGACGTAGCTAACAATGACTCGTTCTCTCAAAACTTTGACTTTGAACAAGAAGCTGACGATATTTTAGACTTCTCTGAAATAGATCCATTCAGTGAAAACATTACTATTCAGGATTCATAAGAAATGGCTATAGCAAATCACTTTTATAATGAAACGACTAGAAAGTATGTCGCGTTATTTGGTACGATTTTTAATCAAATAAAAATCAAAAGAAAAGACAACGCTGGGACTGCAGTACAAGATATGATTGTGCCTCTTTCTTATGCGCCATTTCAGAAAGTATTAGCAAGATTAAATCAAGATCCTGACCTTTTAAATAGTAGAAGAACTGCTATTAGATTACCACGAATGTCTTTTGAAATGTTAAGCATTGCATATGATCCAGCTCGTAAAATTGGATCTACTCAAAAGATGGTAAAATCTCAAAAGGCTGAAACTGAATCTTCTCGTGATTTTGTTTATTCTTCAGTGCCATATAATATTGATTTTAGTCTTTATATTATGACTAAGTATTCTGAAGATGCTACTCAAATCATGGAACAAATCATTCCTTTCTTTACTCCAGATTTTACTGCTACTGCTAGAATGGTAGATGACTTAGATCCTCTTGATATTCCAATAATATTGAATAGCATTACAACCGAAGAACTATATGAAGGCAACTTCGAAGAAAGACAAAATACACTATACACTCTTTCGTTTACATTAAAAGGTTGGTACTTTGGTCCGCAAAAACGTAAGAAAGTAATTAAGTTTATTGAAGCAAACATGGCGACATCAACTGAATCCAACGCAGTGTTTGAAGAGCGTGTTACAGTGAAGCCTGGATTAGATGAGAATGGAAACCCATTAAATCAAGAAGGTCAACCAGCATACGCTGAGGCAACTATAGAAAACGGCCGAGTAAATTCTATTAAAATTACTGATGATGGTCAATCTTACAATTCCGCAACTCCACCTAGTGTAACTATATCAGCACCAGTAACTCAAGATGCATCAGCTAATGTTTCATTATCTGGAACAAGTATTTCAGCCGTTGACGTTATTGCCGGTGGTGGATATTATTCATCTATTCCAAATGTAATTATTACACTACCAGACCAGCCTATTACTACTGCTACAGGCACAGCGGTGATCTCTAGTGATTCTATAGATTCTATTACAATAGACAACCCAGGTACATATTACGCTTCAGCAAACGTTTCTATTTCAGAACCACCGGCTAAATCTCCATACATTAAGTACGGTGATGATGCGTTGTATTTTGAAAACGATGAAGATGAAGTCAACATCCACACAATGGCAACCAATTTGATTACTACTGCTGGGACAGGATTTGCGTTGGAGTTTTGGATTTATCCTGAAGAAGTTCCATCAACCAATGTACACAACATTATGCATTGGGATACTACAACGATGAGAATTGAAATAGAGCCAGATTACGAAATTGTTTATAGACCAAACTATAATGGCACACCTGTAAGGTCTACACCTGAGCTTCTTGTATTAAACCAATGGAATCATGTTCGTTTAGAACACTTTGAAGGCAATGGTAGATGGATGGTAAATGGTGTAGCTGATAATGGATCAAACGCTGCTCAAGGATTTATGATGGGCGGTGGAATAAACGTTATAGCTGGCGCTCGTGGAGCTACTCCAAGTTTTAAAGGTGCAATTGATAATGTTATCTTAGAACAAATATCAAGTAGAACACCAGATGGAGCTTACACTATTCCAACTGCTCCAAAAACAGGTTCAGATCTCACGGCAAACTTTGAAAAAGAACCAGCTTCTGCGACTGCTACGGTGACAAATGGTAGAGTAACTGGTATTACCATTACGGATGCTGGCGCAAACTATGCAAACACAACTCCAACTATTACTATGACAGATCCTGATTCTACTGCTTCTGCCTTCCAAGCTACGGCCACCGCAGTGCTTACTGATGGTGTTGTTACATCCATTAATGTCACTAATCCAGGCGATTTCTATGACACGGCTAACGTTTCTATTGATTCTGCGGCAGCAATTACAGCAACAGCCACAGCTTCAGTAAGTGCAAGTGGCGATGTTAGTGCAATTACAATTACTAATCCGGGAGCTGGATATACTAGCATTCCTACCGTTACTATTGCTGATATTTCATTGGCTTCAGTACCATACCAACAAATCGAATTCGATGATGACTGGGGTATTATTACAACAATTGAGGATTTATAATGAATAGAGATGACCACATATCTTCAGCCCTTGGTATTAGACCCATCACTGAAGTAGATGAAAACGAAGAACAAAATCTACCAGTAGAAGTAGAAGAAGAAAAACCAATTCAAGCTCCTGCTCTTTTGGATGACGGCGCTCAAGAAAATCTTGATGATTTAGAGAAAGTTCGTACTAACATAGAAGAAGTGATGGAAACAGGCAAAGATGCCATGATGGAAATGCTTGAGATCGCTAAACAATCTGAACATCCTCGTGCTTTTGAGGTTGTTTCTACTCTTATGAAAACAGTTCTTGACGCAAACAAAGACTATGCTGATATTTCATCTAAAAAGAGATTTGTAAAAGAAGAAATTAACGGACCAAAAGAAGCAGCACAAACAAATGTTA